TTATTTACCAGCCTTTTCCGCCTCCTTTTCCCCGTCTTTTTCGCCATCATTGTCGTCCGGAGTTTCCGCGACCCTGTTGGTATCATAGCGCGGGTCGCAGGCCGGTTTTAATCCCGCTTTATCAAATGCCTGTGCGTCCTTTGTAAGCTGCGCCATTACCTCGTCCGGATTTTCGCCCAATGATTTTACCGCGCTATGCCAGCTGCTAAAGCCATTACGCACCAATTCAGACAATGCTTTTACCTCTTTGGAAGGGTCTATCATTTCCCGGCGCGGCGCTGTCCAGCTTACCTCAATCGTTGCGCCTGGCTTCGCATATCCCGCCAGCGCCGCCGCTTCCACAAACCATTCCCACGCTTTGTCGCAGAACGTAGGTATCAGCATTACCCACTGCCAGTCGTCAACATTGCGCTGAAATTCTATCCAGCCCATACGACCGCTGCTGAAATTCACATTTGACAGGTCGCCGGTAAGCGCTTCATAGCTTACGCCCATACCGGCGGCAATGCCCTGTAGCACCTGCCGGGAATAAGCGTCGTACCCCTCTGCCGCTGGCGGCGCTGCAAAACTTACGGTTTTGCCCGGCGGCAAATGCTCGATAATACCCGGTTCTACGCGTTCCAGCGGTTCATATTCACCGGACACGGGGTCGAGGTTATCGTTCTCCGTAATGAATACGGAAAAGCAGGCCGCTATCTTTTGCCGCATCAGCTGCGCGTCCTCGTAATCGTCGAAGTCGTACATACGCAGCATGGACGGGGCAGCAAAAGGCACACCGCGCACCTGTCCGGGGTCTTCCAGTTCGTAAACGTGAATAATATCCTTTACGTCCACGCGGTCGCTGGTGAGGTCTGCGAAAAACTCCTTCGGATGCCGTTTATATAACCAATAGGCGACCCTTTTCCCCTTGCCGTTATATTCTATACCACTCATGATATAGCCGCCGTTTGCGAGGTTTATTTCATTTTTGGTGCTATCCAAAAAATCAGGCTCCAGTACCTGAAGCTCCAGCGGTATTTTGCCCTTCACGTACTTAGTGCGCACCCGCCTGATAATACATTCGCCGCACTTAGCGACGGTACGCATGACCAGCTTCTGCAAACCGTAAAAGTTCAGCCGCTCGTCAAAGTCGCAGGCGGTCTTTTCACCCCACAGCTTCCACGCCTGCTTTATCTTTTCCGCCTCCGCTTCCGGTAATCCGATGGGCGTAGGCAAAATGCCGGTTCCTACGACATTGTTGGCTATTCGCCGGATGCCGTTTTTCCCGTATGGATTATTTTTTACCAACTCGCGGGCGCGTTCCCTCAGCTTAGGCAGCGCGTTAATTATGTCCTGGTTCGTTGAGGCTCCCGTTGTTACCCATCCCTCCGTCCTTCGACCGGATGCCGCCGCCTCATATTTGCGCAGCGACTTATCCATCATTTGCAGGGCAAGCCTGCTTTGTACTCTTTTCTTTCCCGCTTCCGGGTTGACCCATGCTACCGCCTTATCCAGCCAATTCATTCACAATTGTTTTTCTTGCTACACTATTTCAATCCCTTCCCGTGAACGGCAAACCGGCGGTTACTATTCCCCGATGTACTGTTCCCGCTCAATCCTAATTCCTTCTTCATCAGGTCACGGGTGCGCATCATTTCGTTTAAGCTGCGATACGTCACCCGCTTGTCCCCGTAATTAACGTCTAAGGCTCCCTGCGCTATCGCTGCCTCTAAAATGTCGAGCTGCTCTCTTGTAAACCCCATTCCCTCTGCTTCTTTTGCAGGTTGCCGACAATAGACATTATGTCGTCTATTTCGGTTGATACCTGTTTATAAATGTCTCTTTCCCCCTCTACCTTATCCACGGCGTTTTGAATGGAAGAGCGGCTGTAATGCAGGCTTTGCGCCAGCAGGTAATCGCTCATGTTTGTTTCATGTTTGATAATGTAAAAGCAGATGTGGCGCTTGCTGACCAGCGTTTGCAGCCTGCTCCTGCTAAACAATTCCTCGCGTGTAAGGTTATAATACATACAGGTTGCATCTATGATCAGCTCCTGTAACGGTTTTGGTTTTTTCAGTGTGTGTATAGCATCCATATCCTCCCGTTCTCTAATGTTTGTCCCAAAATGAACTCCGTTTTTTGCGTTGTTTTCCAGTGGTCGTTATTTCAGGATTGGTTATTTGGTTTTTTTTCTTTGGTGTCTGTGTATTCAGTAATATTTTTTTCCAGTGTTCTTCTTTCCAGTTATCCATGCCCAACATATTTGCCGCGGCACGGGCATATACACGGCAGTCTAACGGCTCGTTTCGTTCGTACTTCTTTACCCACATATACCTGTCGAAGCCACGGACTTTTTTAAGCTCCAGTTTTTCGGCGGTCAGCCCTTTGAAATAATGGGCATCATACTGCGGGAAATGGCAGTAACCGTTCGGGTAGGAGCCGTCCTCGTTGCGCTGCAGGCGTAGCCATCCGTACAACTCGCTTTTGATTATGGATATACCAACGTGGCGGACTTTAATACCGTTAATGGCTTTGCCCTTTCTTGATATATCCACGGCGCGGGGCGTAGATACCATAATGCTCTGCGCTTCCTGCCCTTTGGTCGGAACAACACGGGACGGGTCATACTTGCGGCAGAAGGCGTACACCTCGCTGGTGTTGTAACCGCTGTCCACCGCCATCATGCGGATGTTCAATAAAGCGCCGCCTTCCCTTTCCCATGTTTCGTTGAGTACCTCGGCAAGCTGCTGCCATACCGGGGCATTTTCCCCGCTGGTATTGCCAAGCAATACCCGGTAATCTATGGAGTAGGACTGTTTGCCCTTTGACCATCCTACGACCTCCAGTTCGATACGGTCTTTCTGAATATCCACACCGGCGGTAAGAAATGCCACGTCTTTGTTTACTGTGTTTTGAGCGTAGCTTTCACGCTTGTTGTACAGTAGTTCCCAATCGGGCGCGTCGCCTTCTTCTTTCCACGTTTCCCCTAAAACGGTATTGACAAAAGTTTTCAGCTTCGGTATATCCGTTTTACAGTTCTCGTAATCTTCCGCCGCATTTGCCCAACTATACCAGCCGTAAGGCGAGTACATGGAGCTTATGTGGTATCCAACTTTATAATAGTTCGTATTTTCCGGCGCGGTGGCAATCCACTGCCCGGCAGCAAGCATTTTTGTTTTAAACCGCTCCTGCATCTGCTCCCCGCAATGCTCGCATTCATACGTCACCTTATCATACTTGCCCGGCGTGTACCGTAACTGCCCGAAGCGCAGTACCTGCATCCCGCCGCAATGAGGGCAGGGTACGAAATAATACCGCTGGTCAGTTTCCAGGAATTGCGCCGCAATAATGCTTTGCCCTTCAATGGTCGGCGTGGAGATGATAAAAATCTTCTTCTTCGGAAAGGTGCGTGTACGCGCCTTTGCCAAATCAATCGGGCTACCTTCCCCGTCCAGGTCGAGCGGGTATGCGTCCACCTCATCGAGAAAGACGTTCCGCGCTGGCATGGAACGCAGACCGGAAGCAGAATTTGCCCCGGTCATGACCAGTATGCCGCCGGGAAATTCTTTTTTAAGGATGGTGTTGCCACTATCCCGCGAACGCGCCGGTTTGATTTTTGCCGCCAATGTCGGTGCGCTTTCGATCATAGGCTGGATACGGATTTTTGAGTTCCGCTCCGCCATGTCTTTTGTCGGCTGCACCGCCAAGAAAGGACAAGGTGATACGTCTATTGTATAACCTATCCAGTTGTTCCCCGCCTCAGTAAGACCTACCTGCGCCCCCTTCATTACGATGATCTCCTGTGTGGGGTCGCCTACGCTGAGCCTGTCCATGATCTCCCGCAGGTACGGGGTACGGCTGGTACGCCACATACCCGGTTCCGCGGTGCTGATCGTGGATAGCACCCTGTACTTATCTGCCCATTGTGATACGGTAAGCCGCGGTTCCGGTCTTAGCCCGTCTATAAAGCCCTTAATTATTTCCCACATTCACTATCCCTGCTCACTGCTCTTGCTCACTATCTTATGGAACCTGGCTTACCGTATCAGCCGCGTACCAGATTTTTGTTCATGTACTGCCAAATAGCCGTGCAGTACTGTATCTGGTACAGGCAGTCGTCCAATGCGTGGTGCGCCGTGCCGGTTCGTTGAATGCCCGCTTTTATTTCCGGCATTACCCCGGAAAGTGTCCGCACGTCCCGGACGTTGTAATATTTCCACGGGACTTTTAAGCCGCAGGCTTTATAGGCATCCGCCAAACGGGACATATCAAAATGTTTTCCGTTGCTCCACAGCTTTATGTCCTGCGCACGGACGGAAAGGAAATTGCCGAAGTCCGTTAATACTTCCGGGAGCGGAGCCTCACCGCTAACAATCTCCCGTAATGCTTCAGGGTTTTGGCGCAGCCACCATTTAAGCGTCGCGCCTTCGATCTTCAGCCCTGCGTCCATGCACGATTGTATGTCCACCTTCCGGTAAAACACGGCTTTCGTTTCGCCTGTGTTTATTTCAAACTCAATCGCGCCTATGGAACAGATAACCGCGTCCGACCCTTCGCCCATCGTTTCAATGTCCACCATGAGGTGTCCTAATTGTGTTTGCTCTGTCTTATCCATAAATCAAATTTTCAATTCAGTTTCCCCGGCTGCTGTCAGTTCCTCCAGCACGTCGGTAATAGCATTAAATAATATCAGGTGCGCTTCATTCCTGCCGGTAGCCGCCAGCACATCGTCAATAACCCGGTCGGGAACGGACTGGAAGCGCAGCCTGATCTGTTTGCCAAATGCAAAGAGTTCTTTGTACACTTTGCTTTTTTCTACGACCTCGCCTTCTTTCATGCGCAGCTTCAGCGCGTTAATGTTGGCTTTAATGATGAGGTCTTTGCGCAGCGCCTCGGCGTAGGTTTCGTCTTTGTCGAGGAAGATGCCTTCGCCTTCCGGCTCATTGCTCTTTATTTTGCCGGTGTTCGCAATCTGCGGTTGTGGTTCGCTCCCCGGCGTTACCTGAATAATGGTGTCGCCCCATTCGCGGTCGGCTATCTCCGGGATTATCTTTTTGCTCTCCGTATCGTAACCGGCATTGATTTTACGCGCTTTAATGGCTTTGCGCACGGCAGTATCGCTTACGCCCTTGCTGCGGGCGTATTCTCTTATGGATACTTTTTTTTCGCTTTGTGCCATTTTGTCTTATTGTTGGTGCGCACAGTTTGCACTGGTTTGCGAACCTGTAAAATCTCTATCGCTAACGATTTTTTGGGGCTCAGGGTAGCCGCAAGCCTGAGGGGTGGAGGGGGAACCAGACCGCCCACCCCCTCGACCCCCCGAAGCCCTACCCGGAGCCGCCGGTCATCCTGCCGATGAGGTATCGTATCTCGTGATCCATGTTGTGGTCGAAGTTGTCATCAATGATTTTTTTAATGTTCTCTTTTACTTTGTCATTGATAACAGCGCCATGTACGGTAACGGATACAAGGGGCTTGATAGGAATATCATTACCCGTTTTATTTTCCCTTTGGTGGCGCTGAATAAAGCCGAAGCTGCTACCGCCGCCCTTGTACTGCCCGCGGGCAAATACGCGGGGTTTTGCGCCTCTAATCATAAAGGCATAGGGTACTACCTGCCGTTGCCCTTTTTTTACTTCAATAGATACCCCCTTACCCGGATTTTTCTTTGCCTTTTTGTAATCCCTTGTTTTCTGTACACCGCGGCGGGAAATGCTGATACTGCCGCCGCTGGTTTCAAACTTTGGCGCGAATGCGTCCATAGGGATAGGCTTTGCGCTTGCCGTGATATAGCCTTCCAAAAAAGAGGGGAAAGCATTTTTGTTTTGTATGCCGTCGAGGTTTTTCTGTGGTATATTATACTCCGCCTTGACCGCCTTACGCGCTTCCGTCCTGCCCCTTAACAGCGTCCTGTTAATAGCACGGGCAGCGGCTTTATCCAGTTGCTCTTTGCTCAGGTTGTCAAAGCGCCGTCTAAAGTCCTCTACGTTGCTTTCAATGTTTATCCGCATCGTTTACGTTTGGGTCGTCATGTACCGCGCTGCGCTCCTTCTTTTGCAGGGCGGTGAAATAATCCAGTACGGCGAGCCGTTTTGCTGAAAAATGTATAAGCCGCCGCAAGTCCGGGTATTCGTCGATGTTTTGTAATTGCTCCAGCGTTTGTTTTATTTCGTTGGGGTGTTTTCGCGCCTCGTTCTTTACCAGCTCTATGCGCTTTGCCTGTTTCGCCCGTTCCACCAGTTCGGTGATATAACCGTCCGGCATGGATATAGCGCCGCAGCGTTTGAGCAGCCAGTAACTGCCTTCCTGGATAAAGCCGCTTAGTATGGAATCCTCGCAAAACCAGCGGTAACAGTTATCCGTTACTTCTGTCCATTGCGCCGTGCGTTCCGGTGTCCAGTAGCTGTCCTCCCAATACGGCGGTTCCTGTGTTTTGGGTTTTTCCTCCTTACTACGCGCAGCAGCAAATGCAGCCCGTGCCGCGCGTCGCTGTTCGGAAAACAGGTACTCGCGTATGAACATGATAAACGACCTTACGTTCAGCCCGAAATACTCGCCGTATTCATCATACACGCCGTTACGGATAGCGGTGCGCACTTCCTCCATTGTGCAATGCGGGTATGTTTCCCGGAGCTTGGTGTACAATTCGTTTACGGTGATCATAACCGTTGCCTCGTCCGGCTTTTGCCCGCAGATACCGTAAGCCATGTTCACGGTGTCGGTCAGCTGCTCCAGCACGTCCATTACTTCCAGCTTCACAAGCGTAGGCCGTAACCCGGCTTCAATGATTTTCCTATGCTCCGGCAAAAGGTTTTCCAGCGCCGCGCTTTGTACGCGGGCTAATGCTGTATTGCCGTCCTTACCGTTGTTTGTAGTGATCAAATGCCCCGTTTTCATACATTTCTCTTAGCAATTTTTTTGCGCCGATATTGGCTTCCATGTTCGCCTGGAACACGCCCTTTTTCCCGGTAGCATTTCCCGGCGGCGCGTTGGCTTCAGGCTTGATCGGGAAGAAGCCCTTCCAGCCGTTGGCAATGGACTGCCTGATAATTTCGACTGCCAGCGTTTCGTCGCCTTTGGCGATCTTGACCAGTTCGTTGACCGCTGCCTGTTCCGTTACCGCGGACTTGTACCTGAACCCGAACTGCTCCCGCTTGTACTGCCGCCACCAGTCCCAATGCCGCACAAAGTCCTCGCTGTCGAAAGGAAGCGTTACGTCCGGCGGCTCGTTTTTTGCTTCAGCGGCAAAAAGTTTTTCAGACTTTTCAAAATGATTTTCTTCTTCTACTTTATTTTCTATTTCATCTTCTACTTCATCTTCTAAAGGTTGGCTTTCGGTTATCCCTTCGGTTTGAACCGAATTTGAACCGCGGTTGATTTTTGCTTTATTTTTCCGCGCCGCGGCTGATTTTTTACCCTTTTCAGATTGCAGTCGCAGGTAATCTTCTTTTTCTGTGCGCGATTTTTCCATGCGCAGGTTGATAAGATTGCCGTTACCGTCGTCAACAAACTTGCAACCGATGACCAACCAGATTTTAACCAAAGCGTCAACCGAAACGCCGGATATTCTCGCCAACCGGCTCATTTCCGCGGGAAGGTGACCATTGACCCATTGCGTTAATAACAACCTTACATACACGCCTACTTCGTCAGCTTCCCAATGGGAAGTATCTGTCAGAAAATCCGCGGCGTACATTTGAAATGCCGGGCTTTTTGCCATTGCTCAATTTTTATCCTCCTTTACTGCACACGACAAAATGCAACCGCCTTTAGTGGTTACACCTTGCCCTTATTTTTTTTATTGTTCCGACCGGCGCGGGTGAGCGTACATACGTCTTATGCCGCTATTTTATTCCATGTTCACACATTGTATGTACCGGCTCACCTTTGCACGGCGGAAGCCGCCCGCCTCACTTGTCCTTTGCACTTATCCCCGCGGGCAGCGAATATTTGGCGTAATGCTTGCCCTGCTCTCCCTTCACGATCTCCGTCACAATGGGCAAGCCCTGTTTACGCCTTAAATCCCAGATACGAGCGCCGAGGCGCAGGCATCCGAACAGATGAAGTGCCTCTAACGGCGTAATCGTTTTGCCTCCCACTAAATGCCCCTTCACCTTTTCATTCTGGCTTTCTCTTACACCAGCACTTCCTTCTTTTTTCATTCACTCTTTTGACTTTGTCCTCATGGCAAACTCCCGCTCAAACCGCGGGCTAAAAACCCGCTTCTGTTTTTGCATGGCGCTTGCCGCCTGTTTCCTGCTAATCCCTAAATAGTCCTGGGCTTTCCTGATACTGGAAAACTCAATCGTGTTTTTCTTTCTTTCCTCCAGCGGGAGGCTACAATCATATAGCAGTACCGGAATACTGTTATTTATGTCCGCTAACATCACGCTATGTTTATACCGTTAATAATTCAATTTTAAAATCCTGTTTTGTTGGTTGCCTGTAGCTTACAGGCCAGCACGGGGAAACGCTCGCCGTTCTTTTTCTCCACGATCATTACCGGGTCGCTTTGCGAAATCAGCCTGACCGTTTCCCCCTTTACCGCATACATGACCGGCTTGTTTTTCTTTTTATAGCCGGATAGTACGTCCTCCTGCACTATGTAATACATCAGAACGGCAAATCATCCTCGTTATGGTTTTCCGCTAATTGCTGCTGGTGATGCCAAGCCGCGTACATTTCATTTGTTGCCTGTACTTCCGCATTGCTATTGCCCGCGGCGCGTACCGCAGCAACATTATCCCGGCTCATGCCCACCTTTGCGGGTGTGAGTGCCGGGCGTATTTCGCTATACAGCATTTGTACAAGGAATTGCATTTGCCTGGTATTGTCCCAACCGTCTACCAGCTTGCCCGTTTTCGGGTCTTTCATTTTACACGGCTCCAGTTCCGGCAGACCGTTAGGGTGGCTGCGGGTATAATACCATTTGAGGGCAGTACCGTTTTGCATGATGATCATACCGGCTTGCTGCCCTTCCTCCGTTAATTTGTAAATAGGAATGATCGTTACCGGCTCGGCAAGCGCGGCATTTTTAATTACACGTAAGAAAGCCCGTGCATAACCGCTCTCCAGTCGCATTTGTAATACATACAAATCCTGCCCGTCACGGATAACGATATGCAGCTCCCTTCCAAACTTGCCGTCCTCCTTCACATATATGTCCGTCAGGTAGCCGGTAATGTGATCGTAATAGTCGGTCGAATTATCACCTTTTCGGTGCGTGACCTTGCCCTCTTTAATTCCTAAATACGTCTTTGACGCGCTGCTGTTTCCTAATCC